GCCCTGGTCGCCTCGATGAGAAAACTGCTTACTATCATCAACGCCATGATCAAAAAAGGTGAGGAATGGGACAATACTTTCCATAATTTGGCCTGTTAATGAGGTGGTGTTCAAGACAGTTGCTCCACCTTGATGCCAGCGGCGGCCAGCGCTACCTTTACGTCTTGGCTGTAGTTATAAACGCCATCAGACCAGACATATCTGTCCCCAGATACAATCTGCCGTAAGTCTGGCAGCTTCACGGTGCGGGCCTCCAGCCCGGCGATGCGCTGGCGCAGTGCTGTGTTATCGTCGAACAGCTCACAGATGTGGCGACTCTGCTTGCGAACGCGATTTTCGCTTTCAGTCATTTGCTGCTGCGCCTTCTCCAGCTTTTCGCTGTTAGCCTCAGCTGTTTTTCTCCACGTTGCGCAAATACGTTTCTCTGATTCCAGTGCCTCTACCAGCTCAACGTTTCGTTTTCCTTTGGCCTCAACCTGTCGATACAGCTCATCCCAACTTTTTGAGTTGTCGCGCACCAGACTTGTCACGCGCTCTTCACGTGACTTGTAATACTCCAGCGCCTCTACCAGCGCGAGAACGTTGGCAGGGTTAGCGGCCTGGACGAACTCGCGGTTCTCCGCTGCATCTGGACCTACGAAGTGCGCGATGATGAATCCGCCGTTGGCCTGGTCATTTGCGCTACAACACGCTTCCCAGCCGTCGCCAGATTCTTTAACCCAGTCGCCGTTACTCGCTTTCTCTGCTGCCGCTTTCAGGCTCTGCGCCAGTTCGGTGATATTCATGCTGCACGCTCCGCCTTCTGCTTGTTGTATACAGCCCAGCTCAGAGCATCGAGTTTGCGCTGACCGGCTTTGTCGAAGAGGTGAATGCCGTTTTTGCAGGCATGCTCGGCCTTCACTTGCTCTTCCAGTTGAGCCAGTTGCTCATAGGTTAGCGTTGCCAGTTTCAGGCGGTTCCAGCCGAAGTTAGGGATTCGGTTGCTCATTTGTCGGCCCCCTCGCTGCGGAACATCATGATTGTCAGGTCGCCTTTAGTGGCCAGGCGAACGGTAGAGCCGGGTTGCAGGCTGTTAAGCTCAAAGGCGTCATAAAACTCATTCACTGCTTTCTGACGGCGAGATTCCTTACGGCGCTTGTCCCACTGCCTCAGAGCATTTTTGGTAATCCACTGGCCTGTTTTAACCATGATGTATGCCCACCCCAGAATGGCTAAACCGGTATTGAGATAAGTGGCGATGCTCATTTCCCGGCCCCCTCGCGCAGCAACTCTGCGTATTCAGAGGCCGCTCTGCTTGCTCTGGCTTTCCAGCCGGTTGTGATGTTGTTGTCTTTGATCGCCTCTTCAGCAAACATCAGAGCGAACATCTCCACCCCATCAGCCTTAATTCCGGCCAGGAAGGCGTCGGTGGCGGGGCATGCCTTCTTGATAGCCTCTTCGGCTCCTGCCCGGGTCAGGAATCCGCTTTTCCCGTCATTGCTGACCATCTGGCTGTCGAACCATTCAGGCAGTTCACCAACGGAAATATCATCAGGGATTACAGCCCCAGCTTCGTCGGTGGTGCCTTCCAGCCATTCGCGAGCTGCAGCCTGATATCCATGAGCAAGACATACCAGGGCCGCCTGTGCGCCAAGCATCGTTTTGTGGAACATCCATGAAGTGTTAAGTTCACGGGCTGCGCCGTTGAGAAGATAGGTATTCTCCGCAGCCAGTTGGTCACGCTCGGCACGTAATTTCTCGACATCAGTGACCAATGCGGCATTACGTTCTGCCAGTTGGTTGAGAGTTAATCCGTCGTTGTTCATACAGCCTCCCCAAGCACCCAGCGCAGAGCTTCAGCGTAGTCACCGCTGGCACCCTCAAGGGCTTTTGTGATTTCTTTGCGTGTTTTGAGACGTGGCTTAGTTTCGCCAAGCACAGCGCGCTGACGCCGGGCTTTTTCGTGGCCAGTTGTACCTGCGGTCGTCTGCTCGATTTCTGCTACTTTTGCTCGCTGCTCTTCGGGTTTCAGTGACGCCAGTTGACGCGCCTGGGTAACCGTCACTGTGCCGGACTCTACAGCGTCTTTGACTGCCTGGGTTGCATCCAAAAGTGACAGCGTTGCGCGTACGGTCTGGACACTCACGCCAAACATCAGCGCTAAATCGTCCTCGTCGTGCCCGCGTTCCAGCGCATCAGCCATTTTCTTTGCTCGGCCCAGTGGTGTATCTGCCTGGCGGATTTCGTTAGCACTTACCATCGCCTGCGCCATGCGAACGGCGGAGCCACGTTTAGCGACTGCTGGAACCAGTAACGGTTCTTTACCCTCTTTCAACAGTCGCTTGTTGGCTTCCAGTGTATGGCGCACACGCTGGCGACCATCGACTACACAAGACAGTCCTGTCTCTGGGTCTTTCCAGACGATAATCGGCTCAAGAACGCCCTGGTCCAGGATGTTCAGCACCATTGCCTCGTTGATAGGCAGGTGGATGCGCTCATCGTAAAGCGGGTGCGTTTTGTCGGTAACCAGGTGCAGGTTTTCCGGTTCGAACATCAGAACGTTGGTTTTTCCGCTGGCGCCATACGCGTCGATCGAGTTTTTAGCCATTTTTCACTTCACCTTTTTTCTGTTCGACCTGCTGAGACCATTTTTCAATCAGCCGGATTTTCGATTTACTCTTGCCACCAGCCCAGTAGCTATCCTGTACGCGGAGATGTCCGTAAGGGCATCGCAGGGCCCCGGAACAGGCGCCAGCCTGGTAATCCCGAAAATAAAACTCAGCAGCTGAACCGCAGACCGGGCAATCAGGTATCTCTCGCATCACCGGGTCACCTCGCGGATTTTCTGGAATTTAGTGCCGTGGTGCGGATTGCCAGGATTAGTAACCTTCGAATTCATAAACCCGGCGGCCACCAGACGTTCACAGCGGTAGCGAGGGCGATCAACGAAACCAGCCAGGGACTGCCACTCAAACCAGACACCAACTGGAACCGACTGGAGCAACTTGATATCCAGCTCTGTGAGCTTGCTGGTTACCGCTACAGGCTCGGTACTTCCACCCGGCATCCAGTAGCCATTCAGGTTTTGCGCTTTGCCTTCGCGCTCCAGCACCATCAGGCGGGCCAGCATTTCAGGTGCTGTCAGGTCGAAATAGACCGCCAGCTCACGGCGGGTGACCTTCTCCAGCTCTTTCAGCACGTCAGTAATTTTTTCCATCAGATTCACTCTCACAATCAGAAATGGTGTGCCGGAATCGACCGCAGTGAAGACTAACCACTACAACCAACCCCAACCCATAGGGTTAAAATAAAAACGTCTCAGAATGCGTTGTGTTGCGTTTTCTTCGATATCGCCGTTTTCATGTAAAACACCTATCCCCGGAAACCTTTCGGGATGTCGGTATCCAGTTTGCTGCTTACACCGAACGAGCTGCCGCCAGTTGTCAGATTTGCGGGGCATAGCTTCACAGCTAGCTCAGGCCATTTAGCTCGCAGGCGGGCTGCAGTTTTAATCTCCTTGACCCACCAACTGTTCTGAACGCGCTCAATCATGGTGCGCATCTGTTCGTGGTCGCAGCCCTGCCCTTCACGCAGTAATCGAATTTCGTTAGCCCAGATAGTCCAGTTTGGTTCTGGAGGTCTTGAAATCGTCCCGTCGAATTCAGCGGCGCGTTCATGCAGCTCGACAACACGGGCATAAAACCACTCTGAAAACTCCAGATCCTCAGCACTGCCCCAAAGGCTTTTTTCAGCGTCAAAAATCACCGCTTCAGGGTGTTTTTGAGAAAAGTTATCCACAGGAGAAATCTCTCCCGCTTGTTTTTTAAGATCTGTTTTAAGATCTGTATTTTTAAGATCTGTATAGAGATAGGATTCGGCGTTTGTGCCGTTTCCATTCGGCGTTTGTGCCGAATCCTGGATATGGCGTTTATGCCGAATGCATTCGGCGTTTGTGCCGTTTGCATTCGGCGTTTGTGCCGTTTCCATTTCTTTCAATGACTTATTCCGATTCGGCGTTTGTGCCGAATCCAGTATTGCCGGGAAAATCTTGTGCATTAGTTCTTCCTGGTCGATGCGATAGTGTTTCTTCGGTGTACCGTTCACCTGGCGGGTATCTTCCTGGATAACGCCCGGCAAATATTGCTCAGTGATTTTGTAAATAGCCCTTCTAACAACATCACCCTCAAGAACACGAACCTCTTTCGCCAGCGCCGCATGCTCCTTGTAAAACCAGCCATCATCCAGACTCGACTTACCCGACCAGAACACCAGTTGATTGAGAATCGCTGCCAGCAAATGCTGCTGCCTGTCTCCTGCAAAGAAATCCAGATACGGACCGGGAATCGTTATGCAGTTCCCCTGCCCTGACATGGCCTGAACAATTTCAAAGACCTGATTGCTCATACCAAAACCTCATTGTGTAGCCGTAAAAACTCACGTAACCCCATCCAGCCAACAGTTCCGCAGGCTTTCCGGTAGGAAACATCTTTCTCTGTCGCAGTGAGAACCGTCACCATGTGCCCCTTGTGTCTGTGCTGAAAGCGGGAGCCGGCCTTAGGGATACCATTACAGGCAATATCCCCTTCGGACGGCTCATACACCGGATAAGCACGTTTCAGACGAGCAATCAGCTCAGCAGCAGACTGGTTACACATGGTTGAACCTCGCTTAGTGAATCAGCGTGTTACCGGAAGGACCGCCATCAGCAATCCGGTCAGAGATAGCAATCATTGCGCCGAACAGCGCTTCCATTTCGTCGTCCACCCGTTGTTTGCGGTGAAGAAGTTCGCGGAAAGTTTCGGAGTAATAACTACGCACCCGCGCCAGCAGCAACGGCGGCATAGCCCGCTCAATCGCCGGGAGAAGCTGCGCAATCTTTTCGATTGATGCAGGTGAATCACTTTCAACCCAGCGGTAAATCTTCTGTACGTTGAGACTCAGCGAATTAGGGTGGCTTTCGTCGTACAGCTCAGGGGTAGTCATACCCAGCGCGAAATACGCATCGACAATCGCCGCCACCGGCGTTTTACGACCACCTGGATAAAGCGCCCAGGCATTCAGGGCTTCACGAATACGTTCATGCTTGATTTTCATAATTCAGACTCCTTCTGGTTTCTTAGGCAAAATCACACCTTCAGGTATTCCACTGATAGGGGTGGGATGCAGATCCGGGCGCAATTCATGTGGAGTCACTTCCCAGCCCATTAATTGACAAAGAGGTATGACTCGATCAGCTGGAACCCTAGTGTTTAACCAGAGAGATACTGATTGCTGCATACACCCAAGGCGGCGACCGATTTCAGCCTGAGAAAATCGCTGAGTAATTTTGTTTCTGAATTCTTTTTTCATTCACTAAACCTCCAAGTTAACGAGGTAGAGATTACAAGAGTTAACTGTTAACGGTCAACAGTTATTTCTTGTGATGATAAATACAAGGGATACCTGTAAAATTCACCCATGATGAAAGCGATAGAAATTTCAATGTACCGACTGAGTAGACTCCTGAAAGAAACTGGATGGAGCCAGGCGGAACTTGCCCGTAGGATTGGAGTAACACAGCAAACCGTGCAGCAGTGGGTTAATGGGAAATCCACACCCAAGCCCACCAGCATTGATAAGTTAGTGGAGGTAACTGGATATCCTCCTTACTGGTTCATGCTGCCGCCTGACGACGGTGATCAGATGGTGACCCCGGATGCAATGAAGTTAGGCCCTATGCAGTTGGACCTGCTTAAGACCTTCAATGCATTCCCGGAAGAAGACCAGCAAGAGATGCTCTACGAGATGAAAGAGCGAAAGGAGAGTATGGATAAGACCGTTGCCCGGTGGCTTGCAGCCCAGAAAGGCAATAAAGCCTAATATTCTATGCGACCTATTGCACTACATACGCTTTACAAACAACCAGAAAAAGAAAAGCCATACTGCGTTAGTTAGGGATATAGCTAGCGCAACGGTGGATAACATATCCGAAAAACTATACATATCCGGCATGAGGATATCCTATTGGTTTACAGTGACTTGGTATCAACGGCTGCCATGATTGTAGCTTTGATTGCCGTTCCAGCAAGCGGTTATCTAAGTTATCATTATGCGATAAAGGGCGAAAGGCGCAAAGAGTTCAACGCCGTTGCTGATGCCATTCGTAAAAAACTAAGGGATCAGCTTGATGCTGTCGAAGCCGGATATTACCCAAGTGGAACAAATAGCATTTCCGAAGGTGAATTTGAGTATTTTTTAGACCTCCACCCACGGCAAAAACGCGCACATGCCCGTGATTTATGGCAAGAATATCAAAGAGTTTTGATTGAATGCTTACACTACGATGAAGACAATTTTTTTAAATTTATCAACAAAGAAGGATTAAAATCGGCCATAGTAAAATTACTTCCTGTCACTGAACGCCTCTGACTAGCTCTCCACCGGCGTTACATCGACCTTACTCTTCCAGCAGCTTTACAGCCAGTTCCATCACCTGAATCTGGTCTAAATCCCACTTATCCAGCCCCTTTGAAATCTCCGTTCTTATCACGTCAGCTATAGCCACCCGTTTGGTTTCATGGCCTTCGGCAACCATCGCAAACACGACATCCCCGACAATGCGGCACATTTCCTGATAGCGTAGTTGCGCAATCTCTTCGTAATCCATGTTCGTAGCCTCTTTGGTGTTTTTATAATCATACAACCCCTCCTAACAGCAAGTCTGCGGCATGAGCCATAAAAAAATAACAAGAAATTACTGTTGACGATAACAATAAAGACTTGTAGATTTACCCCATCAACACCAATCACCGCACAGTGGTTGATAAGCAGAAAACGTTCCGCCACCCGGCGATAAGGGCTAACTAACGAGGTGAATATGGAAAGCAAAGATCTGGTAGTGATTAACGGTCAGCTATGCAGCAAAGACGTTGCCATGCTGATTATTGAGAAGGTTTTACCTACCGTTCTTGTGGTGGTGGCTGAAAAGGTGAGGGACAGGCGAACCAAGGATGAAGTGAAAGAAGCAGCCACAACCGTAGTTGAAGCCGCTATATCGGCAATTAGTTTGAAGAGCCTAGTTGCTCCCAAGTCTTGATCGCTTTCGCACTTTCCTCTTCCTCACGCTTTGTAAGCAGGGAGAGAAAATCAACCTCAGAGCGGTCGACTTCATAAAGGAACTCTTCAGGGGTGATTTCTTTGGGTTGAGTTGATGCGTAAACAACGGCCAAAAGCCAAGCCTTATCATCTTTATTCATGATTTACCTTTGCTGGTTGTGTGAGAACTCCAGCATACCACCGAGCCTGAAGTGGTGAAAAGACAGGCAAATAACAGACCTTGCAATGCAGTGAATGCGGCTATGCGCACGCGGTTCAGTTAAAGCAGTACCACTTGTTTCCCGAAGTGGGGTGGAAAGAAAGCTGCCGATACCAGTTGTTAACTGGCTGGTATCACCGGGAGGCACCCGGCACTGCATTGCAAGGTCTGTTGGTACTCAAATTCACATGACAGTGAGGGTAGCAAATGATCCGCGAACATGAAGTTCCTGCATGGCACCGGTTCTGCATAAAGGTTGCCTTGTTCTTGGCTGTAGTTGTCGTTATCAGCTTCCCATTCTGGAGTAACAAATGAGCAAAAACGGCATTCGTTCCCTGTTAATCGCGATGGCCATCGGATTGGTTTTCTGGGGTGGGCTGGCTGTCGACATTATGTATATCAAAGGGGTGTTCAATGGCTAATTTACTGCATGGCAACCCGGCTTTTAAAGCGGCACAAAGCAAGCTGGCTATTGCTCAATTTATTGGCAATAGTGAAATGTGGTCAGAGGCTTTTTCCTCAATGAAAGATATTTATGAGGAAGCAAAGCACACAGAAGATTTTATGTTTTGCGGTCGCGAAGAATCTCTCTCAGCCCTGAAATTCAATGACGTTATTTTGAATTATGACATGTATGGCGACTTGGTTTCTGTTAACGCAGATTCTGGCAATGCACGTTACAAAATAAACACTGAAGTTTCTTACTAATACCAGCGCCATTTATTTAATGCCTTAACTGGCAGGTATTAACACACATTAAATTTAACCGGAGATAGATAAATGGAAGAATTAAAGTTGCACTGTCATGGTTGCGGCGGTTCTTTTGCTCGCGATGAGCTGCAATATCGCCCATCTGGCAGGGGTGCTTATCGGAGGGACTTTTATTTCTGCCCGGTATGCAATGAGAAAGAAAAGCAGAAAATCGCCCTCTCCGCTGCCGCCTCCTCGTTTCGTAAAACCTTGCCGTCACGCCCAGGACACCTTGCACACAAGCGCTGGTAGGTGACGGATGATAATCACATCCAACCGTATTCCATCGCATGTAAATGAAAAGGCATCGCATGTTCTGAGCTTGTACAGCAAGGGAGATATAAAGCCATGCCGAATCAAATGCGGGAATTTAAGTTTAAAGATTGGCAGAAAATGGCGCTTATTATCCCGCAATAACGGAACATGCTGGGAAGTTATGAGCCATGAAAAATACAATCAACTCAAAGACAGGAAAGCACAATCATGAAAATAGAATTCAATGATCAAGGGTCGGATTCAGTCATCACATTAACAAGCACTGTATTTGAATTCCGTCTTCATAACCGCGTTGTTGATACGGCGCTATTTCTTGCCCCTTCCGTTCGTGCTAAGCGTAGCGGTTTCTTTGTTTTAAAAACGGTAATTACCGGTAAAACCTCTCACGTACTGCGTGCGTATAAAGCGATTAAAGCGGAGGCATCACGATGAAAGAGCGCGGGATGATTTTCAACTCTGAAATGGTACGGGCCATCCTCGACGGTCGGAAGACTCAGACTCGGCGGCCTATCAAATGGAAACAGACTCGGTTCACTGAAATTGGTGAGCGCGAAGACGGTAGCAAATGGCCGTGGAGCGAAGATGCAGAGCATGCTTGCGACTTCTGGCACCCATGCCCGTTCGGCGCCGTCGGTGACCGCATCTGGGTGCGTGAAACATGGAATAAATATGGCGGACTCCTCACCTATCGCGCAGACCACGACTGGATTGATGATATGCGCAAGGAAACGGTATGCACAGCCAAGTGGGTGCCATCTATCCACATGCCGCGCTGGGCCAGCCGCATTCTGCTGGAAATCACCGACGTGCGGGTTGAGCGGCTGAACGCTATCAGCGAAGAGGATGCGCGAGCAGAAGGCATTATTGACGGTGGCTGTCTTAATTGCGGGGAACCTGAGCCATGCGGATGCGCCAATCCAGAGCCTGACGCTACCGATGCTTTTGCCTACCTGTGGCAATCAATCTACGGGCAGGATAACTGGAATGCTAATCCCTGGGTTTGGGTTATCGAGTTCAAGCGCGTTGAAGGCGGTGCAGCATGAGCGCAGAAATCATCGATCAGCCAACGAGCTGGCAGAGCGCCGGCTGGAAATGACCATCCAGAACATGCGCATCAACCATAACGCAGTTTCAGCTACTCACTACCGCGACTGCAGGGAAGAGATACCCGAGCGGCGCCGGGAACTGGTGGCGGGCTGTCAGCGCTGCGCTGATTGCCAAGAAGAAGAGGAATTACGCGGTAAGCATCGGAGGCCGTGATGTTCAAGTTAATTCAGAGAGGCCAGGTCTTTGCTGATTGCCACGGATGGCCGGTAATTGTCGCCGGCAGTGACGCTAAGGTGGTTCGCTACTGGCGCCAGGGGCGGATCAACACAGCAAGCATAGACCGCTTTAATAATGATTTCGAGCCGCTCTCTCACGAAGAGGCCCAGCAGATAAAGGCAGATCTGGAGCAGAGCGAACACATTAAGAAACTGCGCTCACAGCGGGCGGCGTAACCGGGAGGAAATATGGCGTCTGATAGACCGATAACAGCACAGCAGGCCGCCGATTTGCTCATCGTGTCGGCCCGGGTGATCTACCGCCTGATTGAGTCTGGAGAACTCGCCGGCCGCAAGGTCGGCAACAAGTACAGAACGACCGAGGCGGCGTGTATTGCATATTTGAAAACCCCGCGCGATCCTGTCATCGCGAACGCGGGTGAACATAAAGGAGAAGTTTTATGTCAATCACCCTCAGGGGCGGCGTGTGGCACTGTCATTTCTTTACGCCGTCAGGAAAAAGAGTTAGGCGATCTCTTGGCACGGGGGACAAAAAGCAGGCTCAGGAGCTCCACGACAAGCTGAAGGCGGAAGCGTGGCGGGTTGACCAGATCGGCGACCTGCCCGTCAGAACCTTCGAAGAGTGCTGCATCCGGTGGTTGCGCGAAAAAGACCATAAGCGATCGCTGGATGATGACAAAACAAAAATTGAGTTTTGGCTGCAGCATTTTCCCGGCCGTGATGTCTCGAAGATAACGGCGGAGGAAGTTCATGAAGCCGTTAACGGGATGATCAACCGTAAGCACCTGCAGGTGTGGGAGAGTAAACGTGATGCCGCGGTGAGGAAGGGTAAGACTGTTCCGGAATACAAACCACGGCAGGTTTCGCAGGCTACGAAGGCGCAACACCTTTCCTTCATTCGATCCCTTCTCAGGGCCGCGGCGAATGACTGGGGCTGGATAAAAACAGCACCTGTTATCAAAACCCGCAAGCCGATCAGTAAGCGGATACGGTGGCTGACCAGAGAAGAAGCTGAGCGGTTGATCGAGTGCATGCCGGAGAGCATTAAGCCAGTGGTGATATTTGCACTGGCAACCGGCCTGCGCCGCTCAAACATCATCGGGCTTGAGTGGCAGCAGGTCGATATGCAGAGAAAGGTTGCATGGGTAAATCCGGAGAACGCAAAAGCGGGCAAGGCGATTGGCGTAGCTCTGAATGATACCGCATGCAGGGTATTAAGGGATCAGATAGGGAAGCATTCCCGGTGGGTGTTCGTTCACACCACGGCAAAACATCGCCCTGATGGAACACTGACGCCCGCTGTGAGAAAAATGCGGGTGGATGACAATAACGCCTGGCGCGCCGGACTGAAAAAAGCGGGGATAGAGGATTTCCGTTTTCACGACCTCCGGCACACCTGGGCGAGCTGGTTAATCCAGTCCGGCGTCCCGCTTTCTGTTTTACAGGAAATGGGCGGATGGGAGAGCATCGAGATGGTGCGCCGATATGCTCACCTGGCACCAAACCATTTGACCGAACACGCACGGAAAATTGACGCCATTTTTGGCTCTAACGACACAAATACGACACAAGGAGGAAATCAGGCTGGACTAAAACTTGCGTAAGTTACTGATTCTTAATGGTACGCCCTACAGGATTCGAACCTGTGACCTACGGCTTAGAAGGCCGTTGCTCTATCCAGCTGAGCTAAGGGCGCCCTGAGAAGCGAGTGCTTCGCGGAGTGAAACGCGTGGAATTATACGGTCCACGTCGGTCGAGTCAATCCATTTTGCCAGGAAACTGCGGGGCTTATACGACGCTGGCGAAATATCCCCCACCAACTGTACAAGAAGCATACCGCCGGGGCTCATGCGCGCGTAAATCGACTCAGTGGCCAGGCGCAACGCACCTATAACCATGCAATTACTATGGCCATAACAGGCTAAATTAGCCTCAGACAGGATAAAACAGCAAACGAGGACTGACAGCGAGGCCCGCTTCTGACAAAATATCCTCATCCCCCTTTCGTAAAGATACAGATGGAATCCTCTCTCTGATGGCAGCAAAAATTATTGACGGTAAAACGATTGCGCAGCAGGTACGCTCTGAGGTTGCGGAAAAAGTGAAGGCTCGCGTTGCGGCCGGAAAACGCGCCCCTGGGCTGGCCGTCGTGCTGGTCGGCAGCAACCCGGCCTCGCAGATTTATGTCGGCAGCAAGCGCAAAGCATGTGAAGAAGTGGGCTTCGTCTCCCGCTCTTACGATCTCCCGGAAACCACCAGCGAAGCCGAGCTGCTGGAGCTTATCGACACTCTGAATGCCGATAAGACCATCGACGGTATTCTGGTTCAGCTGCCCCTGCCGGCAGGGATCGATAACGTCAAAGTTCTCGAGCGCATCGCGCCGGATAAAGACGTCGACGGCTTCCATCCTTACAACGTTGGCCGCCTGTGCCAGCGCGCGCCGCGCCTGCGTCCGTGCACTCCGCGCGGTATCGTGACCTTGCTGGAACGCTACAATATCGACACCTACGGCCTCAATGCGGTGGTCATTGGCGCCTCCAATATCGTCGGTCGCCCGATGAGCATGGAGCTGCTGCTGGCCGGCTGCACCACCACCGTCACCCACCGCTTTACAAAAAACCTGCGCCATCATGTCGAAAACGCCGACCTGCTGATCGTCGCGGTGGGCAAACCGGGCTTTATTCCTGGCGAGTGGATTAAAGAAGGGGCGATTGTGGTCGATGTCGGCATCAACCGTCTGGAAAGCGGCAAAGTGGTCGGCGACGTGGTGTATGAAGATGCCGCCGAACGCGCGTCCTACATCACCCCGGTTCCCGGCGGCGTTGGCCCGATGACCGTCGCCACCCTGATCCAGAACACGCTGCAGGCGTGCGAAGAGTATCACGACGTTGAGGAGGCCTGA